ATATACGTAGGACCAATCGGCGACCACGGTTGGACTTACAGACATGATATTGGTCGACTTGATGTTGAAAAACATTTCGGTGATAAAGTTGAGACTACATACATAGAAAGTGTAAAGTATGGTCCTGACGCTGAAAGAGCAATCAGAGCAATGGCAAAAGGCGGAGCTGATATCATATTCGCTACATCCTTTGGTTATATGGAACCTATGTTAAAGGTTGCAAAAGAATTTCCTAACGTAAAGTTTGAACATGCGACTGGTTATAAGCAATCTAAAAATATGGCTAGCTATGGTTTAAGACTATATCAAGCAAGACACGTTCAAGGTATCATTGCTGGTATGATGACTAAGACAAATAAAATTTGTTATGTAGGTGCGTTTCCAATTCCTGAAGTAATTAGAGAAATTAATACTTATTACTTAGGCGCAAAGAAAGTTAATCCAAAAGTTGACATCGATATTGTATGGGTCAACTCTTGGTACAATCCACCTAAAGAAGCTGATGCAGCTGCAGTAATGATCGCAGAAGGATGCGACATGGTGGCTCAACATACTGACTCTCCTGCACCTTTACAAACTGCACAGAAAAATGGTGTGCTAGGTTTTGGCCAAGCTTCCGATCAAATAAGATTTGCACCAAAGGCACAGCTTACTGCTACTATTGATAACTGGTCTCCTTACTATATAGAAAAAGTTCAGGCAGTTATGGACGGTAACTGGAAAACTGGAGATTACTTTGGTCATATGAAAGATGATGTAGTTCAAATGGCACCATTTACAAACATGCCTGATGATGTTAAAGCATTTGCGCAGAAAATTAAAGAAGGTATAAGAGACGGTAAGTACTTTGCTTTCACAGGACCTATAAAAGATAACACTGGTAAGTTACAATTAAAAGATGGCGAGGTTGCTACCGATGCTCACTTAAATAGTATGATGTACTATGTTGAGGGTATAGACGCTACGGTGCCAAAATGATACCGGTTATCGACTTTGAAGGACCTAACGTCCTTAAAAAAATTGAAGAAGCCTACACGACTGTAGGCTTCGCTGTCTTTACAAACAGCATATCTCGTTTTGAAAAAGCAACCATGAATTCTTGGTCAAACATTATGAAACAATTCTTTGAGTTGCCACTAGAAAAAAAGATGCAATACAGTTATGAAGGTGTAGACACAAACGTAGGTTACACCATGTGGTTAAAAGAAAACGTGGATCCTAAAGCACCAAAGGATATGAAAGAAAGTTTTAATTACAACGACAAAAGAACTACGAACTGGCCAAAAGAAATACCAGATTTTGAAACAGCAGCTTTAGTTTCAATAGACGTTGCTGATAGATTAACTTTACGGATATTAGAAAAATTTGATGACATACTAAAAAGTGGCACGACCATAGTCGATGCGCACGTACCAAACTATAGTACTACAAGATTTATACACTATCCTGCGTATACTGGTAAAGTTGAAGATAAACAAATGAGAATAGGTGAGCATAGCGATTATGGTACCATTACTCTTCTTTGGCAGATCAACGACGTACCGGGTCTTCAAGTACAGGATCTTAAGGGTGAATGGCATCCGGTGCCGTATGATGAAGATGGCGTGGTCTGTAACATCGGAGACTTGTTACAAAGATGGACTAACGATTATTTTGTAAGTACAAAACATCGTGTGGTAAATACGCACATAGATAAAACAAGATACAGTATGCCGCATTTTGTTGATCCTGCTGAGGGAACGATAATTAAAAATTTAACAGATGATCCAGATAAGTATGAACCTATTGAAAGTAAAGAGTACTTAACTTGGAGGCTAGCACAGAGTTATTAATGTATGATAAGGTGAAATATTTAAAAGTGTTAATTAAAAAATATATTAGAAGCTTCGAAGACTTTCCAGTAAAAGGTGTCAGTTTTAAAGATACTGCGGCCTTATGTAACAGCGACGGTTTTCAATTCGCTAATGATTTTATATCAGAAAAATTAACTAAATACACAAGTGAAAGTTACACAGATAAAATCATTGGTATTGACGCTAGAGGTTTTATATTTGCAAGTCCGTTTGCATATAATAAAAGAATACCTTTAGTCCTAGCAAGAAAAAAAGGTAAATTACCAGGTGAACTTATCTCTAAGACGTATGATTTAGAGTACGGTAATTCTACCATACAAATTCAAAAAGACAGCATAGCAGCAAAAGATCAAGTAATTATCATAGATGATCTTTGTGCCACAGGCGGAACCATACTGGCTACGATTGATATGATTGAAAGTTTAAATGCAAAAGTCATAGCAACTTTATGCATAATAGATTTACCTGAATTAGGTGGATCAGACAAGATAAAAGAAAAAGACATTCCTTTCTATAGTGCTGTAGACTATTAACATGTTAACAACAAAACGGTGTACATTCTCTTATTTTTAGTGTATAATAATAACTATAATAAGAGGAGAACCTATGTCTAAATTACAACAACACTACATTAACTTTCAATCACAACCAACTATTCAACAAAAAATTCTTTATCTAAAACAAAACCAAAAAGAATTATCACAATACAACATCAACATTCCAAACCTAATATCACATTGGAATAAATTAGAATTAAAATTCGGTCCTATATGGATTACAAACTAAAAAAACACAATGGCATTTTATACTAACTTATATCGATTTAAAAATAATATCTTCTATCGCGGTTACTCAGACAACGGCGATAGAGTTATTAAGAAAGATCATTATAAACCAAAATTTTATGTAACCTCTAACAAACATACTGGTATCAAAAGTCTAGATGGTCAACATGTTGGTGCCATACATTTCGAAAGTATGTATGAAGCCGGTCAGTGGTTTAGAGATAACGTTAACGTTTCTGGTAGAAACATATATGGTAATAAAAGATTCATTACGCAATACGCCATGGATAAGTTTCCAAACGATATGCGATTTGATCGTGATATGATTAACGTTGGTACGTTCGATATAGAAACAGATTATGATAATGGCTTTCCACATCCAAACGAAGCTGCTCACCAAATATTATCAATATCTTATAAGTCAAGTAAATCAAAAATATATCATGTTTGGGGCTATGGCGACTTCGATACAGAAAAAGCTTTGATACAACCAGTTAAGTATTATAAGTGTAAAGATGAAGAAGAACTTCTTACAAGTTTTATAGAATTCTGGTCTCATCCAGATAATACACCTGACGTTATTACAGGTTGGAATACTAGATTTTTTGATATACCATATATTATTAATCGTACATCATCTGTACTTGGTATCGGCGTTCTAAGTAAATTCTCTCCTTATGGTTTAAAAATACCAGAACCAAGACTCATACCAACACGCGGTAGAGAAAATCAAGTGTATGAAATACCCGGCATACAAACTTTAGATTACATGGAATTATTTCAAAAGTTTGGTTATACTTATGGCCCACAAGAATCGTATGCGTTGAATCACATTGCTTATGTTGTACTTGGTGAAAAGAAACTTTCATATGAAGAATCAGGTTCGCTTAAAAACTTATACAAAGATGACTACCAAAAATATATCGACTATAATATGAAAGATGTACAGCTCGTTGATAGGTTAGAAGAAAAACTTGGTTTAATTACGTTGGCCATAACTATGGCGTATAAAGGCGGCGTAAATTATCAAGATACATTTGGCGTAACTGCTATATGGGAATCGATTATTTGTAGAAGATTAAATCAAAATAAAATTATAACACCGTTAACACAAGAAGAAGATGACTATCAAATACGTGGTGCCAAAGATAATTCAGTCACACATACTGGAAATAATGGTAGTCGCGAGTTTGTAAAAAAATCTAATATTGCCGGTGGCTATGTAAAAGATCCAATACCTGGTAGATACAACTGGGTAGTTTCTTTTGATTTAAACTCTCTATATCCAAACATTATCGTACAAAATAATATGTCACCAGAAACAAGAATGCGTAACATAGATGATCCAAATAATTTTGTAAGAGCCACTAATGAAACTTTTTATCGTAAAGACTTTCAAGGTGTGTTACCACAAATTATCGAAGAATATTATGATGAACGTGTTTCTATAAAAAAGATGATGCTAGAAGCAAAAACACAAATGCAAAAAGGCTACACATTTGAATTAGATAAAGAAATAAGCAATCTTGAAAACAGACAAATGGCTATTAAGATCCTACTTAATAGTTTATACGGCGCTCTCGCTAACAAACACTTTTTATATTTCAGCCCCGGTCTTGCAGAAGGTGTAACACTTACAGGCCAAGATGCTATCAAATGGGCTGAAAGAACCATGAACAAAGAATTAAATAAACTATTAAAAACAAAAGATGATTATGTTATCGCTATCGATACAGATTCTTTATATGTTAACTTTGGTCCACTTATAGATACTTTTACTCCAATAAATCCTGTTTTCTTCTTAGATAAAATTTGTAAAGAACATTTTGAACCAGCGATAGAAAAAGCTTATGAAGAGTTTTATAGAAGACATAACGCATATAAGAATAGAATGGTTATGGCTAGAGAAGCTATATCAGATGTTGGTATCTGGACAGCAAAAAAGAGATACATACTTAACGTACATAACAATGAAGGTGTGCAATACAACCAACCTAAATTAAAGATCATGGGTATTGAGGCTATCAAGTCATCTACTCCAGAAATTGTACGTAATAAATTTAAAGAAGCGTTTAAATTAATAATGACTGGCACAGAAAAAGAAACACAAAAGTTTATTGCAGATTTTAAAATGCAATTTAAAAGTTTAAATCCAGAAGACGTAGCCTTTCCTCGTAGAGTTACTAATATTACTGATTGGTATGATAGAAAAACTATATTTAAGAAAAGCTGTCCGATACACGTGCGTGGTTCATTATTGCACAATTATTATCTTAAACAAAACAAACTAAGTAATAAGTACGAACTTATTACAAACGGTGATAGAATCAAATTTGTATATCTTAAGTTACCTAATCCAATAAGGCAAAACATTATATCATTTACAGATGTATTGCCTAGAGAATTAAACCTTCACAGATATATTAACTATGACTTACAGTTCGAAAAAACTTTTATCGAACCACTTAACCTAATACTTAACCCTATCGGCTGGCACGCCGAAGAACAAGCAACCTTGGAGGATTTTTTCGTATGAGTACAAACTGGTTTAAAGACATGCAAGAAATGCATATAAAATACGGCGTTGATAAATGGATGGATGAAGAAAAAAAGTCTGATTGGTCAAGGCTAAATAAGTTCATGCAATTTAGATTATCAATGATGCAAGAAGAACTTGATGAAACTAAAGCTGCATTTAATGATAAGAACGCAGAAGAAATGGTCGATGGCATTATCGACTTATGTGTGTTTGCAATCGGCACGTTGGAAGTATTTGGTGTAGATGCAAACAAAGCATGGAATGAAGTATATGAAGCCAACATGTCAAAAGAAGTTGGTATAAAAGAAGGAAGACCAAATCCGCTCGGTTTACCAGATTTAAAAAAGCCGAGACATTGGAAAGGTCCAGATCATGAAGGTAACCATGGAAATATCACTGACTCTTTTTAATAGCATATTTGATAATAAGACTCAACAAAAGTTGACATTTGAAAACTTTGATAGCTTTGAAAAAGCTTTATATGGTCTTGCGCAACGTAAGATAAAATCAAAGAAAGACGCACCACTTATGTCACCTGCTCAATATAAACCAGATACAACTCGTAAGAATGATAACGTCACAATGTGGTCAGCTTGGTGTGCAGTTGATGTCGATGATTTTAAATTTGATGGAGATTTAAATGATGCAATTAACAGTAAGTTTAATGGTACTCGGTTTATTTGTTACAGCACTGCTAGCAGCACACAATCTGTACCAAAGTTTCGTCTTGTCTTCCCACTTACAAAAAACGTACCAGCTGAAAAGATTCGACACTTTTGGTATGCTCTCCAAACAGAACTTGGAGATATGGGAGATAAGCAAACCAAAGACTTATCTCGCATGTATTATATACCAGCAAAATATGATAATGCTTATAATTTTATTTTTAGTGGAGCTGGCGATACTATTAACCCTGATTCATTAATGAACAAATATCCTTACAAAGAAAAAAGCAGTGGATCTTTTTTCGATAGATTACCAGAAGATATGAAAAAAGAAATTATTGAACACCGTAAATCAAAACTTGATAATACAAATATAAACTGGTCATCATATAAGAACTGTCCGTTCTTTCCAAGACAGTTAGAAAAAGAATATAGAATGATAACTAACACAGGTTGGTATCACAAGATGTATCAAATAATGGTTGCTATCGCTGGTAACGCGGTTAAGAACAAATATCCTATTACTGCACAAGAGATCACTAACCTATGTAGAGAACTCGATGTTGAAACCGGCAACTGGTATAAGTCTCGTCCATTAGAAAAAGAAGCAGATAGAGCTCTCGAATATGTATACAAAAATATTTAAAAAAAGTGAAAATAATCCTTTACTTTAAGAGAAAAATATAGTATAATATAATCATATTAAATAAAAAGAGGAGTTTAATATGAATTTTAGTGATGAAATAATTGAAAAAAGAATAATTAAAAACTTTGGTACTGTTATTGCAGGACTTCGTATAAAATCAAATAAACTAGTTTCAGATACAGTTGAAGAATTATATGCAGAATATGTAAAAGGTAAAGCAATAAATGCAACTGGATATGATGCAATTTGTAAAGAAAATTATAAACACGAAATAAAATTTACTGATAGTTTACTTAAAAATAAAACTCTTAGAATTGGTAATCTAGCATCAAAAAAAGGTAAATGTGATTTTATTGTAATAATAGATGGCATTAATAATTTAACTTCAATAATTCCTACAAAGGTTTTTTTTAAAAGAGCTAATATATTAACAAGTGGTTCTAAAGGTGAATTTTTCTGGGATTCAGAATATTCAGGCAGACAAAAAAATAATACTAAATTATTTTTAGATTATGTTGTACCTAAAAGTTTTAAAGTTAATTAACATGTTAATAACAAAAATGAAAAAAAATGAAAAAAAAGGTGTACATCTAAGAAAAAATAGTGTATAATATAAT